CCGCCGACTCGACGATATTGTTGTCACCGCTACCACTGGCCCCCGATGACGCACCAAGCTCGAAGCTCTCTCGAGCCGCGTAGAACCGGATGCGGAACCCAGAGCGTTGGTCTCTGAGCATCGACCCTGGAGGCACAATGCGGTCGAAGTCCGTCATGTAGTCGATGTTCTCGGCGCGGAGAACAATGCCGTCATACGAAGTACTCGTATCCACACTCGCATTGTCAGCCTCGGCGCTCACCGGAGAAGGAGCGCTCTCCCAAGCAGGATCCTGAATGCCGCCGGGGGCTACCTGCCATTCGGTGTCTCGTCGACCCCACACGATGGTGTAGCAGAACTTGAACGTGCCCTTCTGTTCGGGGCCCGCCCACACGAGCGTAGGATCCTTGGCATCTTGATTTATCTCTGGGAGGATAGCTGTCGGGGCGGCTCTCGGCGTAGGCATCTGGAAGTGCCGGCCTCGCCACATGCGGTAAGGGCGCGCCTTGCTGTTGCCCTGGAAGTCGAGCATGTCCTGGCGATACGCACCTGCCGTGTCGATAGACCATACTTGCTGCCGAGTCGAATCCCAGATTCGAGCAGGCTCGAGCACCTCCATGACATCATCGGTCACGAAGAACTCGGGCTGGTGGGCGCGAAACTCCATCAACGTGTCGGTTGCGTTCCTCCACGGACGGTCGATGGTGACGTAGTAGAAGCCACTGTCGAGCCACCACTCGCGAGACTGGCGACGGTGCCAGACATCCGATGGGTCCTTGACCTCGAGGTGCATGACACCATCCCAGGTCCCATCGACCGAGGGTGTCCATGAAGACGAGATCGCGGTAGCCGCAGACGACGAGTCAGAGAACTTGAGCACGCGAGGGTCAGCTGTAGAGTTCAGCCGCGCATCGATGTCCGCGTCCGTGCCCAGCGCATCCGCGTAGAGAACAACGTGTTCCTCGTCAGGGACCAGGGCCTCTGGCACATCACCAGCCAGCCGGTCCAGGGCAGTGTTCAACGCATCACGAACTCGCTTGTTCAGCGTCGAACCAGAGCTGTCCCAGGAACGAAAACTGAAGAGGCGGTCTCTTAGCGCGCCGAGAGATACATCCATTCACGCCTCCAAGACGAGACTGGGCACCTGAAAGGTTGCCCCCTCAGGTGCCCAGTGTAGCACGCAGGTAGCTTCGAGGCTATCTACAGCAGGGGAACCCGAGCAGCCACAGTCGCGGCAACCGGAGTACCCGTAGCCGTGAGAGCGCGCCCGACGAGCTGGGCCACAGTAGTGTCATCATCGAGCAGACCAGCCGCTGATCCACCATGTGTATCGAGCAGCTGCCCGGCATTGATGCTAGCATTTCCGTTGACAACACACTCACCTCGGACGACGATCCACCCGTAGCTGTTGAGCGCGATTGCACCCTGCGCAATGCCAACGAAGAGATAGTTGGCGGAGCCATCGGCATCCGTAGGCTTCACAACGAGCGGCGTTGCGATTGCGTTGATGACGCAGGCGTCGTAGATATTGACGGCCACACCCGCCTGCACGAACATCCACGTGCGATCACCCTTCAGGCCCAACGAGGTTGTGCCGTCAGTGTGAGTCGCCGCAGCAACTTCATCCGCCTGCTGAACGAAGATCGTACCCAGAGGATACTGCTCAGTGGTGTAGGTCGTAGTGAGTGGTTCAGACTTGAACTGGTTTCCGTATGACATGAGGGCCTCCTAAGCCGAGCCACCAGCAACCACTCCCTGGGCAGGAAGCTTCGTGCTGATAAGGTTACCCTGCATCGAAAAGATCGAGGTCACAACGTCCTGATCTCCGACCCTCTCCTTGAACTCTCCAATCTGGGGAGCTTCGTGGAGCGGGAACTCGATGAAGTCGGTGTTCAGGATGTAGGTCACACCCACGTCGGCAGGAGTCGTGAACAGACTCCGGTCGAGGTCGATGGAACTGTACACCTTGGCGACACCGAGATCGAGACCAAGCATGTTGGACTTCTCGGTCTTGTCCTCGACGACCTTGACCCGCACGAGGTTGAGACGGCTCTCCTCGAAGTTGGTGTAGGTGTCGTCATCCATGATGCACAGGTCAGGACCCTTGCCGATTCCACCCGCGTAGTGCGCGCACTTGCGGTACGTCTTCCGGAGCGTAGCCATGCCGTCAGTGGCAAAGGCCGTGATCGCACCGTAGTTGTTGAAGTGGAAGTAGCTGCTGGACTTGGCCACGTTCTGGACGGTGTCCGTCTGCGTAGCTGGAGTCGAGAAGTCCAGAAGTCCGTTGGTGACCCCAGTACCGATACCCGAGGAAATCTGACCGTTAAGGGTCAGGAGGCCTCGGAGCTCGGCAGTCTGGAAGACCAGACCGCGACTGGAACCTGTCAGGATGTAGGCGTTGATGTCGGCCTGAGCGGCGTCCATTGTAGTCTTTGGGTACTCCTCGATGAGGCGCACGATAGCCAGCTTGCCGCTGTTGAACATCAACTCCTTCTTGGGGATGTTGACAGCAACCACCAGGCGATGCGGCTCGACCTGATACTTCTTGATCTGCTGACGTCGCGTCATGTTGAGGAGTTCGTCGCCGACGTAGATGCCGACACCGCGTGCAGGAGCACCACCCGAGAAAGTCCGCTCGATATATGAGCCGCCTTCCATGGGCATACGGGCCTTGGACATCAATGCGTCGAAGAGCTCATTGCTGCGAACGAACGAGTTGACCAGGGGCCCCCTCAGGTCCGCAAACGTAGTGTTGAGAACTTCAGTCGTGATAGACATTATTACTCCGGGCGAGCACCAAGAAGTGCTCAGCCTGAGAAAGGGTCAGGAAATGCGTGGTTGCCTGCCCGTGGCGTCTATCAACGGACTCTCTCGAGCTACCCGCGCCATTGGGTGCGTATTTATCTTTACACGGCGGATTTATCGGCGCAAGGGTGAGCGTCTATTTTTTGACCCTCTGGGAATTAATACCCGCGTTTCTTCTGCGCGGCCCGAACAGCCGCTCCACCAATGAGACCCGCACCGGCCCCAATCGCACCCCCGATGACATTACCCACTCCAGGGACGATTGTACCGAGCGCGGCACCGATCTGCGCACCCTTTGCCGCCGACGAAAGCGTCTTGCCCGCACCTGTCAACGTCTCTTCCGTAGCGGACACTTGAGGCAGCTGCGCCTGTGCAGCGAGCTGCGCCTCCTCGGCCAGCGCCATCTTCACCATGTTGCGCTGTTCATCCGTCAGTGCCTGGTTCTCTTCCTGAACCTGCTGTGCCGACAAGTCTGCTGGAGATGTCATTTCTTCATTCCGGCCAGAGTCTGCGCCAGGTTGATCTGTCGAAGTAGCTTGCGCTGCGTAGGAGTCAGTGTCTTGTCTCCCTCAGCCTTCTCCTCGAGTTCAGCCTTCTTCTCGGCCAACTGATCCTTGGGAATGGTTTCGCCTTCCTTGACGCCCAGGGACTTACGCAGAGCACCCGGCTCCTTGATTGCGCCCTTGATCCACTTCTCTGCCATGATGGCTCCTGCAAGAAACTGTACCTCTTTATACCCAAGAGGGAAAGACTACGCACACAGTGCTTCCTCCTTAACTCCATGATACCATCTCATCATGAGCAGCTTGATTCAGCCTGTGACAGGCACCAGTGTGTCTGGTGGTGCCGACTTCGCTGAAGCGCCCGGCCTGCACATGGGCAAGATACAAGCCATGTTCTCCACGCCGTCTGCTTTCGTGAGCATGTGTCAGATCATCCGAGAAGATGAGTCCATGGGCTACATGAACCCGACAAACACGCAGATGCAGTTCCTCAACTCTATCGGCAGCCACCGTTGGGTCATGGTCAACAAGTTCAGGCAGGCCAAGATCACAACCGTCAGTGTCATGCTCCTGCTGCGTGACTGTATGTACCTCAACGGCATCAAGGGCCTACTCATTGCAGAGCGCCAGGACACCGCTGAAGACATCTTCGAGCGCATCCTGTTTGCCTACCACCGACTCCCCGAAGACGTGAAGATGCCACTGGCTCATGGGCGCAAGGCTGGTGCGACCCAGATTCACTTCTGTCACGGAGGCGCCATCAAGATCCTGACTGCAGGTGGACGCAGTCCTGCCATCGGTCGTTCCATCGACCGCCTCGTCATCACCGAGTTCGGTGAAGCTCAGTGGCAGCGTAAAGCCGCGATCAACATCTTCCCGACATTGAACAAACGGCCCAACGCCCGCGTCATCTTGGAGTCCACGCCGGGACGATCTGGCAGTCACCATGAGCAGATGTGGCAGTCTTCTCTCGAGGGGCGAGGTCGCTTCAGTTCTCTGTTCCTCGAGTGGTGGCACGACCCCAGCTGTCGAGTCAGCCCTGCCGGTTTCGTCCCCACCGAAGAAGAAAAGACATACATGTCGAGGCACCCGGGCATGGTTCTCGACAACCTGGCGTTCCGCCGACTCGCCCTCGAGACCGAGTTCGCAGGGGACTCCAGACTCTTCTCGAGTAAGTACCCCTCAGACCCCTATGATGGCTGGCTCGGCGCCTTCGCACCGGTTATGCCTATAGAGATACTGAAGCCTCTCCTGGCACGTGCGGTCAATGATCCTCCAGTAGCCCTGTCCGGCTGCAGAGAGATCGACGCCCCCGAGCCCAGGGACAAGTACGTCATCACTGCAGACCCTGCGGGGTTCGGTGGAGACGGCGACAAGAGTGCGTTGACTGTCTGGAACGCCATCACGCGGAGAGAGGTTGCGTTCTGGGAGGACAGAGAACCACCGGACCGGTTCTCCCGACGACTCCTGCAGGTCCAGGCCCGGTACAACGGTGCCCTGCTCGCCGTGGAGTCCAACGCCACGGCCTGTATCGCCCTGCTCAAGGACGGCGGCTGCAAGAAGCTGCTGTGGACCAACCGCAACCATCCTGGTTGGTACGCCACCGACAAGCGGATTCAGGAAGCCGAGGCTCGCCTGGTTCGGATGCTCCGACAGGAAGACATCGAGCTCCGGTCCAGGGGACTGCTCCACCAGCTGCTGAACTACGATGGTTCGCGCAAGAAGAGAGTGAAGGGCCTCGACGGCGAGACCCACCACTTCGACCGCGCAAGAACCGCTGTCATGGCTGCCGACATCCTGTCCCGTCGCCACTTCACGCCAGATAACCTAGAAGAGGTTAATGAGCGGCATCCCGGTCAGCTTACAATCGCGGACCTCGACCGGTACAATCGCCACAACCGCAATCAGCGCAAGAACCCCTTCAAGCCCCCTCCCCGCAACTGGATGTAG